TTGTAATAACTATATTCAAATAGTTGTACTCCTTTATCAGGATCTTCAAGATCAATCATATTCATTAGTGACCGTTCTTTAGCTTTCATGTCTTCTGCAAGCTGAGTGTCTTCTTCAGAGTCGCTATTTTTCAGTTCTTTTACGTATTCACAAATAGGACAAGGTTTTCTGATTGTCTTTGGACAGATGAATGCTTTGTTATCTACCCCAACATTGAAGTGTCGAAAGTAATCTCTTTGATACCAATATTCTCCTTTGTCTGCTTCTGGATGATTTTTTACTGTAACTTCATAAGGAAGGATGTCGATCGTGTGCTTTTTCTTGCTAGGAGCCCAGAAGTTCGTGCCTTCTGGTACTACAAGCATTTGATTTCCTCCTCTCTCCATGCTTTTCTTTGCTTTCTTCTTAACTTTTTCTCTGGTTTTTTCTCTACTCTTTGTTGCCATTGTTAATTTCCTCCATGTCTTTTAGATGTTTTAAAAAGTTTAATTTTGAACTGTTTTTTGCGTCACAAATACATTTTGTAATCATATAAGAGAACATAGACAAAAACAAAGATCCAAAAATTAATCCTATAAACATCATTAAATATTCTATTATCATTTCCATTAATTTTGCTTCCTCCTTTTTCTAATTTTTTCTTTTGCTTTATTTTTATTTTCATTTACTTTTTTATGATATTCTTGGGACAGGTCTCTTGGCTCACTTGGAGTGCTGAAGTATTGTTGATTAAGTAATCTGACAAGCTGTTCTAATGCAGATTTCTTTTCTTCCATAGTTGCAGTACAGCTATAGAGTCTGTTTACTACATCCTGTGCTATATTCTGATCATTCTTTGCGTTCATGTACTCCTCAAATGCTTTGTGATACCGATCGTCAAGAAGTATTGCTGAACTTACTGTTGCTTCTGTTATCTTTGGAATACTAAATGAATCTGGATCTTCTCTTATTTCAAGATCGAGTTGGGCTTTGATACGTTCAAAATTTTCCTTTACTCTTTCAACTTGCAATTTCAAATTATTTCTCTCACTAATTGCATCATTCAAAGCACTAGAATATTTGTAATAAAGATTTGTCTGATCTATCCAATCTACATCTAGTGCGTCAGGATCAATTTGTTTATCAGTTTCTATTTCGTCTAGCAATTCTTTACAATTTTCTAGCATGATTGTTTCTCCTTATAAAAAATGAAATGTTTACTTATCTAATTAATAACATAGTGTTTAAAAACAAAATTTTAATAAAAAAATTTGAAATTCAGTCGTTCAAATCAGAGTGTGCCTCAAATATACTTCTTACAAGCTCATTCTTTGCATCTGTGCTATATAGTGGTTGTTTCAACGCATCTAATACAAAATACGCAATAGTATTTCCATTAAGCAAGACTGATGTAAAGTATCCTCTGACTGTTCTTCGTACTTCCTCAGGATCCTGATCTAATGACTTGAGAATTTCTGCAATCTTTTTCCAACTACTTCCATTTATCAATTCTCTACAGAGAGTAATGGCTTGTTCCTGTTTTTCTGCTTCCTGCTTTGCAGCTTCGAGCATGTCGTCTTCGTCTAAATGTATTATCTTTTGTAGAATTTTTAGTGCGTCACGTGGATGTCCTAGTGAATCTTTGCATATTTGTAGTCCAACTTTTTTCGGTAGAGTTACGTTTTCTTTTTCTGCTACTGAATTCAATAGGTCATGCAGTTGTTTTTGTGGAAGAGCAGATACTTGATACTGAACACATCTGCTTTTTACTGTGTTTATCAAGTTTTGCGGATCTGTTGTACATAGAAAAAAGTAACAATGTTTTGGTGGTTCTTCTAATGCTTTAAGCAAGGCATTCTGGCCTGCTTGACTAAGTTTGTGGACCTCATCCATAACCCAAACTTTCACATCACCTTTCATTGGTGCTGTTGCCATCTTTTTGCGTATTTCTCTTATAGTATCAACACCGGAAAAGTCAGCAATGTCGATTTCTTTTAGATCAAATTCAGAACAGTTCAAGTGTTCTGCAAATATTCTTGCAAGTGTAGTTTTTCCGCTTCCAAAATCACCATGAAATAGAACACATTGCGGAATTTTGTTGTTTTCAATAACTGATTTGAGTGTTTTCTTTAATGGGGCGTTTCCTTTGAATTCGTCTAGTGTTTTTGGTCTATATTTTTTAGCCAAATCCAATTCTTCTGACTTTGTTTCAGCAGTTTCTTGTTCTTTGTTTTTTCTTTTTCTTGTCATATAGTGCTCTCCCATGATTTTAGTTTACATATTCCATTACTGGTTTCATATCAAACCAGTTTCCCTCTAATTCTGACGCTTCTGACTCAAGTTCCAAAGGAACACAAATCCAATCATAGTGATCTTTTATATCATGACACATAATTTGTTTTACCATGTCTAAATACTCATCATATTCATCTTTCTTGACGTTGGAAATGGTTTCATCATGTACTTGAAATATAATCTTTGAACGCATTCTTTCTTTTTTCATTCGTTTGTTCAATTCAATTATGCTCCAGAGCAAACAATGAAAACAACATCCTTGAATTGGATAATTGATTACTTGATTGCGAGTCATGATTCCCTGACAAGTAAATCCGCTCAACAGAGTGACGTATCCATATTTGTTATACCAACTCCACTGATCATCTCTCCATTGTTTATACACTTTGAATTTTTCATTCCACATTGCATTTTCAATCTTTGCAATGTGATTTTCAAATTGTTTGAAATTGTGAATTCCATTTTCTTTAAGATGTTCTCCAAGTTTCTTATTTCCCTTAATTTCAACACCTTCAGTTTTCTTGATTTTCTTTCCTTTGAATTCTGCCCAATTCCATAGTGTTACAGCATTGTTTCCATAGTAATCTCCGTAAAACTGAGGAAACGTAAATCCATTTTTAGTTCCTTTTCTTAGTGTTTTTTCTCCTGGAACTGAGTCGTCATAACTATCCAACATGAAAAGCAATTTACAAAAGTCTGCGTGCATATCAGCAGTTTCAGGATTATCAAGATATTTCTGCATCACAGGATCACGAGTGTAGAATTGAGAACCTTTTACTTCGATTCCTCCATAGTCAGAAGCAACAAGATAACTGTCTTCTTCAGCTACAAATGCTTTGCGTATAACTTCAGTTCCTTCTTCATCTCTGTGAGGCATGTTCTGTGTGTTGGGATTCTGAGATGAGGACCGAAAAGTACGTGCAAGATTCAAATTGATAAAAGGATGAAGATAACCATTATAAGTTTCCTTAATGATTGTTTTTAGGAAAGTATTTTTTAACTTATCCAACTTACGATAACGCAAAAAAGTATCTACCATTGGCAAATTCAATGCTTCAAGAGCTTCTTTATCTACCGACGGAGCATCATTTTCAGTACGTTTTGTGGGTTCATACTCCATTACATTGAATAGAATGTCTGAAAGTTGTCTATCTGAATCAAAAGAAAATTTGTCTTTGTATTTCTTTTGCCATGTTTTTACTTCTTTATAATTATAGAGATTTTTTTCACATTGTTTTATTTCTTGTCCTAGTCTTTTATAACTATTTTTACAGTGTTTTGTGTCTATTTTTATTCCATTCTGTTGAATATCTGAAAGAGCTAATTGTCCTTCATGAAATAGATTGTATCCTTCTTTACTGACTGGAACTAATTGCATTTTGTGCCTCTTTCTTTTATTTTGTTATATTGAGGGGCTATTTCTTTTAAATTCTTTCCTGAGTATAAATGTTCAAATTCAATTCCCAACACATTCATTTGAAGTATTCCAAGTCGGAATTCGCTCATGCTGTCCATTCCATTGTAAATAAGCAAATCTTCAAGATTGCACTCATCAATATAGTTTAGATCATTTCCACGCATTCCTTTAGGCTTTATATATGGTTTAACTTTATCGTCATAGGGTTCAATTCCAAAGTTTACATAGTCTTGAAATTCAACTCCTGTAATCTTTGGACGATTATCCAAACAATGTGCAGCTATCATTGTGTCAAAGAAAATCCCATTTAGTTCCATATTAAGTTTTACATTAGTCCAATCTCTTTCATACTTTGCATTTGCCATGATCTTTTTAATTTCATTTGAAGCCAGATACTTTTCGAGTAACTGCAAGAAATTCGCTGATTCGTACATAGGAAACGCAACAGCATGATCAGGATTACAACTTATAGCACAAGTCTTGATTTTATGTTTTTCGTTGTGTGGTTTCAATCCTGAAGTTTCATAATCAAATGCAGTTAATGATTTTGATTTCACTAAGTCTTTCAACCATGCGTTGATTTCTCTTTCGTGTTTCAATATTTCAATTTTGTTCTCTTCATCCTCTTTTGTGTAATAAGGCAAATCTACATTAAACATACTCACAGCATCATATAAATCTTCCTTGAATATCTTTTCTGCTGCTTCTGGAGAAGTATCTCTAGTGACATAGCTTGGATGAAAAATAGGACAAACCCACGCTTGATATTCTCTGTCAGGAATTACAAA